CCAAGTACAATGCCGGCAAGGATGAAAAATAGATTTATAATACCGTTTACATATAAAGGAAAGATAGTAGGATATACAGCACGTTGGGCAGGTCCGCCACCCAAAGGTATACCAAAATACTACACCCAACAACCCAAGCGTAATTTTGTTTTTGGGTTAGATCAACAAACAAAAAATAAACAGGTCGTAATAGTGACAGAAGGACAATTAGATGCTATAATAACAGATGGTGTCGCAATTGGGAGTAATAATTGTAATAGTGAACAGGCTGATATCATAGATAGCCTAAATAAGTCAATTATAGTTGTTCCTGATAAGGACCCGGCAAGTATTTCATTAGTAAGTACTGCTGTAGACAGAGGTTGGAAAGTTTCGTTTCCTGAATGGACAGATTGTAAAGATGTTGGAGATGCTGTAATGAAATACGGTAGATTAGCAACTATACAAAGTATATTAACAAACGCCATAGATAATCGAGTAAAGATTCAAGTTATGGCAAAAAAATATTGTAGGTAGAAAATATGAATGAGTACTCTTTAGATTTGCAGAAAATATTTGTAGAATTTTTATCACATGATCATGAATCGTTTGTTCGAGTAAACGGTATTTTGGATAGTATGTTCTTTGATCGATCATTGCGTTCGACGATAGAATTCATACAAGAACACGCTTCTGAATATGGAGCAGTACCAACACCAGCACAAATCAAGGCAAAAACTGGCATACAGTTAGAAGGACTTGAAAGTATAGATGAACGCCACCAAAACTGGTTTATTGATGAATTTGAACAGTTTGCTAAACATAAAGCGTTAGAGGCTGCGATATTGTCAAGTGCTGATTTGTTAGAAAAGAATGAGTACGGCGCCGTTGAAAAGTTAATTAAGGATGCGGTACAAATTGGCCTAGCGAAGGATATGGGAACCGATTATTGGGAGTCACCAGCAGAGCGTATAGAGCGAGTTAGAAATAATAGAGGCGGTGTGAGTACTGGTTGGAAAGATGTAGACAGTAAGTTATTCGGTGGATTTAATAGAGGCGAGCTAAACATATTTGCAGCCGCATCAGGTGGTGGTAAAAGTTTATTCTTACAGAATTTAGCATTAAATTGGGCATTGGCTGGTTTGAATGTAGTGTATGTTAGTTTAGAATTATCTGAAGAGTTATGTAGTTTGCGATTGGATAGTATGTTAACTGGTTATAGTACTACGGATGTATTTAAGAATGCGAGCGATGTAGATTTGAAGGTTAGAATGCAAGCAAAAGGGTCAGGAGCATTACAAATTGTACAATTGAGGAATGGTATTACGGTTAATGATTTGACAAGTTATGTTAAAGAGCTTGAAGTTAAATCTAACACGAAGATAGATGCAATATTAGTTGATTATTTAGACTTAATGATGCCAGCACAACGTAAAGTACCACCAAGTGATTTGTTTATTAAGGATAAGTTTGTATCTGAAGAATTAAGAAACTTTGCTATTGATCATGATATATTATTAGCTACAGCATCACAGTTGAATAGAGGAGCAGTTGAAGAGATAGAGTTTGATCACAGCCACATTAGTGGTGGCCTCAGTAAAATTCAAACAGCAGATAATGTAATTGGTATTTTCACAAGTCAAGCAATGCGTGAACACGGAAAATATCAAGTACAATTTATGAAGACACGAAGTAGTAGTGGCGTAGGGCATAAAGTTGAATTAGCATTTGACATTGCTGGCTTACGTATCACTGATATGGATCCAGAAGAAGCGTCTACAGTGAATACAAACATGTTTCAAAACTTAAAGAAGAAAACATCAGTAATCCCACCGAAAAATACACAGACGGCTGGTGAGTTACAAAATACTATCATGGCCACTGATAGATTGCGATCAATACTCAAAAAGCAAGATTAATCTAAATAAAGATCTTGATAAATATTATTTATTATGCCATACATGAATCATGAAGAAAAGAACTCGTTCGTTACTTGAAGAAATTAATAGCATTGCTCCAGTAAAGGACAAGGTACAGATTCTTGAGAATCGAGGAAATAACGCTATCAGTTCTATTATTAATCTTTTAGAAATGATAGAGAATGATTATTCACCTGAAATTCAACAAGATTTAACAAAGCGAATAATGTTAAGCATCAAGAACCGAGATAATGATAGGTTTATGCGTGGATTAAAGAAAATAAAAAAATCTAAATAGGATAGTTATGGAGTTTATTAAAGATTTATCAGAAGCGAAGATGTTTAAAACTCGCAGTCAAGTATCAAAAGAAGGAGTACAGTCTTTGACTGATCACTTATTTGTTGGACTTATGAGTTTGTATGCTATGAGTAATAGTTATCAGTACGCTCCAGTTGCAAGTGAATATGCTCGCAAAACATTAATGTTTGGTAACTTTAAGAATGTCAGTCCTAGTGGCACTGATTTATATCAAATGATCCACAGCTTAGGAAATCCAGGAGGTTTATTTTCTAAACCAAAGGACACTATGTTGAGTAGTAAAATTAATATAGATGAGAGAAAAATAAAACAGTTTATGTTGAGAATATCAACTGGAAAACTATCAACAGGACAAGCACAACAATTCTTTTTAAGACTTGAAAAGGATTTAGGAATTCAAAATCCAAAACTTGTCGCATCACGAAGATTAGTACAAGACTGGAAAAAACTTAATACAAACCAACGACAGTTGGCCACAACGCACATGATGAAGCATTATCGTCTTAATGGTAGACGTAGTGATTTAATGCCACTTTTTAGTAATTTTGCCCATGATGATAATTTGGTTATAGGTAGCAAGAAGAAGCACAAAATAGCCAAAGCGATTGCTACTGGTGTAGCTGCATTTGCTGGTGGGTATGCGTTAGGATCGATGTCAAAACTATAATGCAAGAGAATAACTCTGGTGAGTTAGTAAGTATATACACACTCGTTGATATAACACACACTAAAGATAATAATCCCAAGGGTACTACTCATTCGTTCAAACAAGAACAAAATTTCAATACAATATTACAAGTTATGAGTCTCCGAACACAGGTAGTGGTTGAGAGTTTAGATCATTATACTACAGAGTCAATACAGTTCTATGAGTTTGGATCAAACTACAAAGGACTACATGATGTATGGATTTTAAAGATCAAAAGTGAGACTACTGATATATGGAAGGATAACAGTGATTCGTTGTTTTATGCATCGCATGATTGTGACGGAGTACCAATATATACTGGATTGGGTGAAACCGTAGATATGCTACCGTTGATAAGTGTATATGACATTAATCAGAAGAATATGTATTTTAAATTAGGTGACAAAAATACATAAATACATGTAGAACTTTATCAGGAGAAATCGTTTGGCTATATCTAGGTTGGAACGTGAGAATTTAGAAGCACATGTTGATTTATGTGCTGAGAGATATCGAGTGTTAGAAGATAAATTAAATAGACTAGATGGTAAATTCGACGCGGTATCGAAACAAATATCCGAGATTGCAGAAGATTCTTTAAAAGAGAAGGCATCTAATAATAGAATGGTTTTAGGAGCGGTTGGTACAATTATGGCTGGTTTGGTTTCTACCATTGTAATTCTACTAACACAATCATAATGTCACGTTTAGAACACTATGATGCTATGATTTCCGAAGCAAAGGTAGTATTTGCTAGGAGAGGAAATAAAGTAGTTAGGAAGTTTAGATGTACGGTTGGAAAGCGTAAGGGTAGAGTTGTAGCGACTCCACAACAATGTGCTGCTCCAATAGATCTTAAGAAGCGATTCGTGTTAAAGAGAACAAAAGGAATGAAAGGAGTTAGGATGGCTAAGAAGTCCAACCGCACGAAGCGTACTAATCCAGCAAGTAAAATAATAACACGATTAAACAAGGCGACACGATGAATATACAAAATAATAGTATTATAGATTCAATTATTGAATATGCAAATGTTAAGTTTGGCATGGAATTGGACCAGGAAAAGGTTAGTGCACAGATTAAATTACTACATTTTTCAGATATATTAGAGTTATCAAATGCTATCAATAATGATGATGATGATACATTTTCCAGGATTATAGATTTAAGTGCGTTGAATGAAGGATATGGAACTGCTGGAACATTGCGGCCTAGTGCTGCATCTACTAGAAAACAAGGAACAATAAACGCCAACGCAGGCCGCCGCAATGATAATATATCAATGAAAAATAGTAGATATAATGGAAATAGGTCAGTTGCTGGTGGAAACAAGCAGGCGACAGGGAGAGGAGCAAGTAGGTCAAGCGGCGGCCCTGGAAATATAGAGGCGACCGGCCAACAAAATGCTCAACAAAGCCAACAAAACGCACAACGTACAGATAGTAATGCCCAACAGATACAACAGCTTCATGACATGATTAGTCAGATGAGAGGAAAATAGTGAGAACTATTGAGACACCTGGAGGAATACCAGTGATAGTCAGCGGCGTAGAATATTCTCTTTTTAAACGAATTGGAAAGAAAGTAAAAAAAGATGATTTGACAGATCGTGAGAAATATATTGCCCAGCAGTTAATAGATAAAAATATTTTAAGAAAAGCAGTTCACAACGACGAAACATATTATATCAGAAAACGAGGAAGTTTATAATGCCAACACCAGATGAAGTACGGAGTATGAAGGATATTTTAGCTAAGATGGCATTAATAGAATCAGGTAAAGATTCATCAATATCAGATCAAGACACTACTGATAATCAAACTACGCCTAATGTCTCGGTTGAGTCAAGAGAGATGTGGAATATATTAAATAGATTGAAGAATGCTACCAATAATGCTAATCAGATGTTAACTGAAGAGGCAAAACAAGGCAGCGATTCAATAATAGTTAGAAAAGATACAAAACAGTCTTCGAAGTTTAATGTTGGTGGATACAGCATTATTCTTGAGAAGAAAAAATTATCAAATATATATACGAAAACATATTATACTATAGTTAAAGGCAATGTTCGTGAGTATGAGAATTTGGCATTATTTGAGACAGCAATGGCGATTACAAAGCAGTTATTATTTACTCCTGATGAAGAAAAACTTCAAACATTAGTGGATCTTGATAAGCTGTATGATCGTTATTTGAATGAGGCAGCTGAACACAAAGCTCATCTTTATAGAATAGATGAAGGCAATAACAGTGGAGTACAGTATGATGTCCAAAATGCCAAACGATCTAGCGTAATATCTAAGATGAAAAGAATTAAGAATCAGATAAAAACTATACTATAGGATAAATACATTATATATAAATCTTCAGGAAAAGTGTTATGGAATTAGAACAGTTACAAGAAAAGAATAAGTTTACAAAACTAAATCGTGTGTTAAGGGAAGTATTTGATATTGAATTTAATTTTAAAACAAGCCCTGAACAGTTAGTAAGTATTCAAGAAGCGACAAATCGTCGTATTTTAAAACTACAAGAAAGTGGAATAGAAGTATCAGATAGGAATTATCAAAAACTGATGCTTATAGCAGAAGGCATCTCAATGATTCTTGAGATAGCACCTAAACGTAAAGGAAAAAAAGTGAGAGTAAAAGAAAGTCAAGATTTAGACCAAGCAGAGGTATTATTAGCAGCGAAACAACTTGCTGATGATTTACAGAAAATGGCTGAAAACTTAGCAAGTATGCAAGTTGAAGAGTTAATGAGTATTAGAAACGCGATGAAAGAAGAAATTGGAATGGCAGAAGCAGATGCATTTAATGCGACAGCAGAAGCTGCAATTTCATCGGCTTTAGAAGCGGTTAAGATGGCTAATGATCAAGTTAGTACAGCGGTACTACAAGCACAAGGAATGGCACCACCGTCAGACATGGATCCAATGGCACAGGCTCCAATGCCTGGTGGCGATATTGAGTCAGATATACTAGGTATGGATGATGAATTTGCTGGAGCAGATACTGCGTCCATGGAAACAGATATTGAAGGTAGAGAGATGAAAGAAGATGCGTATTTGAATGCACTTAGAATGATTAAAGAAGCACAATCAGACGGAAAGGTAAGTTCTGCTATGTTACAAAAGGCATTTAATGTTATGAAACTTTCGGAACATAATGTAGATGAGGGTCTTGGTGGTGCATTAGGAGCCGCATTCGGTAAAATATCAAATATGTTTAAGAAAACAAAACCAAAGAAAACGGCCAATCCAGATCATCCATCCAACGCTAACGCATTGGAAGATCCAGCACTGCAAAAACAAATTGATGACATGATGCCTGATACTACAATCCCACATGATGACTTAGGTGGCGACTTAATTGGACAGCAACTTAAACACGCTGGAAGAACTAACAAGGCATCAAAAAAGACATCTCTTAATCATAACCCTAACAAAAAGAAAAAATAGGCTAATGCGTATTAGTGATATCATTAATGAATCTGTAGACGAAGTATATGACAGTGTATTAGATTTAATTACAGTAATGGCAGGAGAGGGGTTACAATCAATGGCCATAGATACGATTATAATGGAATTAGCTAATGGTGGGATAGATGTAGACGAAGCGTCATTGTTTGATTTATTATCTAGTATTGATATAGTAGATAATATTAAGGATGATATAGTTTATTTTAATACAGATAGTGAGGCATTCGGCAACTACTCTACACAAGCACCTGATCCTGAGAAACAGAATAAGACTGTTGATAGGATGGCAAGAAAACAAGTTGATAAAGAGATAAATTAGATATGAATATAGGGTTAAATGCGTCACAGGCTAGAGCAAAAAGTTCACAAGACATGATAGTGTTTGATGAATGTCAGTCAATTATGCGATCTATTATCACTGCTAGTGGCATTGGTAATTATGAAATATCTGTAGCAGACGATACACATATGACAACATCAACACCATTTGTTACAACAATCGGCACAGTCAATACTCCAGTAGTAGTTTCTGGAGATACGTTTATTATTAACGGAGTAACGATCGCCTTAGCGAATATAGATCCTAGTTTAGACGGTGTAGTTACTGATATCAATAATGCCAATGTACCAGGAGTAATAGCATCTAACGATAGTGGTTACTTGGTACTATCAATTGAAATACCAGCATCTACTACTTGGGCATATGAGATAGGTAGTGGGACAGCAAACGCTGCACTAGGTTTTTCTGCTGGTGTTTTTACTGTGACAAATCCAGAAAGCGTTGATTACTTTACTACTTGGCAAGGTACTTATTATAATCGTTCATTAGATTCTCAAATGGCACAGGTTCTGGATTATTTCAGAAACTTGGGATATAAAATAGATAGAATTTCAAACACACAGACTGGGAAAACCTTTTCTTGGTATCTTTATTGGTAAAATGTTAAATATTACTTGACATACGAGTAGACTTAGTGTACTATTGCACTATGGTTAATATTACAAGTCCTTTCCCTTATCGGGAACTAAAAAGAAAAAATGTAGACGGAAAACGTCTTTATACCAATCCATATGGTGGACCGGTACCTAGCGTAACAACTGTCTTAGATAAAACAAAATCTCGAGAAAAGCGAGAAGCTCTTGCTAATTGGAAGAAGCGGGTTGGCAAAGAAACAGCACAACAAATAACAACCGAAGCCGCCAATGTAGGCACTGTCATGCACAGTATTCTAGAACATTATGTTGGAAATAGCGAATATAATCCTGGCAATAATTTAATACATCAACAAGCTAAAATGATGGCCGGTGTGGTCATAGAAAACATCAATGATGATTTAGATGAAGTATGGGGCGCCGAAGTAAATTTATGTTATCCTGAATTATATGCTGGTACGACAGATTTAGTTGGTGTATATAAAGGCAAGCCTACTATTATGGATTTTAAACAAACAAATAGACCTAAGAAGCGAGAGTGGATCGATGACTATTTCTTACAAGGCGCCGCTTATGCTTTGGCACATAATGAAATGTATGAAACAAAGATTGAAAACATAGCAATCTTTATGTGTAGTAGGGCTGGTGAATGGCAACTGTTTGAAGTAGCCGCTGATGAATTTGAAGAATATTCTAAGCTATGGTCTATTCGACTTGCGAAATTTTATAATATTTGATACTAAATACACTTATAAATATGTTTAGGATATAAAATTATGAGTGCTAAAAAGATTATTCAAAGACGCGGCCTGATGCAACATCTACCAATTTTATCATCTGGTGAAATAGGATATGCTACAGACAGTCGTAGAATGTTCATCGGTAACGATATAATTACGTTGACTGGTTCAGTTGATCCAGAGTTCGTATATGATTTTAACATTCCATTACAGTCAATGACTAGTAATTTGTATTCTATATTCATTAACGATCAACAGCAGCAGGATTTGGTTGATTATGTGGTCTTATCTACAGGCGGCATAAAATTTACAGTATTAGATCCACCATTAACAACAGCCGATAGTGTTCATTTGTATTACAATACAGAAATACCGATAAAGGAGAGTATTACCACTAACGAATCAATATTGGTAGAATTAGACGGCAATACTAGTGTGTCTACCCCGATACCAGAAACTGCCACGCTCGTAGATGCCCGCAATAATTTCAATTTTCATTATACAATATCTAATGCATCCGGCTTTAGGAAAGGTATATTATCAGTCAGTACTAGTGACACCAATGTAATTTTAGATGATTCATTCTCAATCAATGCTACTACCAATAAATTAAATCATATTTTCTCTGGAGCAGTGGCGAATAGTACGTTTGTATTATCATACATCACGACCGATACAGAATCTGTGAATTTTTCTTATATGATTGCTGAAGAATATCATCACCAAACCTAATTAGTACTGTTATATGCCGATAGCTGAAATACAGGAGTCTGATCCAACGTATCGCCTGTCCCTTTGGCGAAAGTTTAGAGATATTGATGAACACATTGATATTGAAGATTTATGCACATACGTAGTAGAATGGTGGAAACATGCGCCATTAATTGATAATGTAATAGATCCATATGATGATGCTAAATGGCCTACACCATGGCAGCTATTATATGATGGTAGATTTGATGAGAATGCTGTTACTTTGGGAATGGCGTATACATTCCATTTAATGGGATATGATTGCAAAATATTAACAATACAAGAAGTAGAAAAAAACTTTGTAGGTATGGTGTTAACTGTTGACAATTGTCATGTTTTAAGTTATACTTATGGTATAGTTGAAAGTATAGATGTATTAGATAGTGTGAGTATTATCAATACATGGAAAATAGACAATTGTAAAATTATTAAAGCATAATTATTATAACATATTAAAAAAAAATGAATAGAGATATTAATGTTACTAAACGTAATGGTCAGACTGAACCGTTGAATTTAGACAAACTACATAAGGTTGTATTTTACGCAACCGAAAATATTGCTGGTGTTAGTGCTAGTCAGATAGAATTAAAAAGCCACATCCAATTTTATAATGGTATTACTACTACAGAGATACAGGAAACTTTAATTAAAGCTACTGCTGATCTTATTAGTGAGGAAACACCGAATTATCAATGGGTAGCTGGTAGATTAGTTAATTATCATTTGAACAAACTAGCATATGGTAACTTTGTTGCTCCACCACTAATTGATATAGTAAATCGCAATATAGAGTTGGGATATTATGATTCAAACATATTAGAATTGTATACTGTTGAAGAAATTAATCAACTGGATCGATATATCAAACATAATAGAGATGAGAACATATCATACGTTGGTATGGAACAATTCAGAGGCAAATACTTAGTACAAAATAGAGTAACTGGTGATATTTTTGAGACACCACAGATTGCTTATATGTTAATCGCCGCCACCTTATTTTCAAGTTATACTAACGATCGATTAAAATGGGTTAAAGATTTTTATGATGCCATTAGTAATTTCGATATAAGTTTACCAACCCCAATTATGGCAGGAGTTCGAACTCCACAGCGCCAGTTTAGTAGTTGTGTATTAATTGAGACTGATGATAGTTTAGATAGTATTAATGCTACTAGTTCAGCAGTTGTTAAGTATGTAAGTCAGAAGTCTGGTATTGGTATTGGAGCTGGAAGAATTAGAGCAATCGGGTCTCCAGTAAGAAACGGAGATACTAGTCACACTGGTGTAATACCGTTTTTTAAATTATTTCAAGCATCAGTTAAATCTTGCTCTCAAGGCGGTGTACGTGGCGGCGCGGCAACATTATATTATCCAATATGGCATTTAGAGATTGAAGATATGCTAGTCCTTAAAAATAATAAAGGGACTGAAAATAATAGAGTTAGACATTTGGACTATGGCGTTCAATTCAATAAATTATTTTATGAAAGATTAATGGAAGGTGGAGATATTACATTATTCTCACCATCTGATGTTGATGGATTGTATGAATCATTTTTTAATGATTATGATAAATTTAAAGAGTTATATGAAGCGGCAGAAAAAGACACTAAAATTCGTAAAAAGGTAGTAACAGCTATTGAGTTATTTTCTTCTTTTATGGAAGAGAGAAAAAATACTGGTCGAATATATCTTATGAATGTAGATCATGCGAATTCACATAGTAGCTTTGATGAGAAGGTAGCCCCTATTCGCCAAAGTAATTTATGTTGTGAAATTAATCTACCAACAAAGCCTTTAAGTAGTTTCCATGATGAAGAAGGAGAAATATCATTATGTACATTGGCTGCAATTAATTGGGGGAATGTAAAAGGACCTGATGAATTTGAGAAACCATGTACATTAGCGGTAAGAGCACTTGACGCACTTTTAGATTATCAGAATTATCCAGTATTATGTGCTGAACTAAGCACAATGAAACGTAGACCATTGGGGGTAGGAATAATTAACTTTGCTTATTGGCTTGCTAAACATGGTGAAACATATCAAGACATAGATGAATGTGGATTAGACTTGGTTGATGAATACGCTGAGGCGTGGAGTTATTATCTTATTAAAGCAAGTGCTGATTTAGCGGCAGAAAAAGGAGCAATTCCTGGAAATAAAGAAACAAAGTATGGAGATGGCATAACACCAAATCAAACATATAAAAAAGAGGTCGATGAATTAGTAAAACCAATTGAAAGAATGGATTGGACATCACTTCGAGAGCAGTTGAAAGATACAGGCATACGAAATTCGACCTTAATGGCTTTAATGCCAGCAGAAACATCAGCACAAATTAGTAACAGCACTAACGGTATTGAACCACCGAGAGCATTTGTAAGCATTAAACAAAGTAAGCATGGAGTATTAAAGCAGGTAGTACCTGGTTACCCTCGATTAAAGAATAAGTATGACCTGTTGTGGACACAAAAGAGTCCACTTGGTTATATAAAGATTATGGCAGTATTACAAAAATATATTGATCAAGGTATATCTGTTAATACTAGTTATAATCCAGAATTTTATGATGAGGATAAAATACCAATGAGTGAGATGCTACAACATTTATTAGTTTTTTACAGATATGGTGGAAAACAAATGTATTATTTTAACACATATGACGGTCAAGGTGAGATTGTATTTGAAGGAAGATCGGAAGATGATCCAGAATCAAAAGATGATCATTGTGACAGTTGTGTACTATAGGAGAGTCTATGACAGTATTAAATGTAAATAGAAAAACGCACCATACGCAAGATATGGCGTTCTTAGGCGATGATTTGGGCATGCAGCGTTTCGATGTGTTAAAGTATAAACAATTAGATAAACTCACTGATAAGCAATTAGGATTCTTTTGGAGACCTGAAGAAGTAGATATTGGCGGAGACAGCACCGATTTTAAATCATTGACATCTCATGAGCAACATATTTTTACTAGTAACTTGAAAAGACAGATTGTATTAGATTCAGTACAGGGTCGCAGTCCAAATTTAGCGTTTTTGCCAATAGTATCTCTTCCTGAGTTAGAAACATGGGTTGAAACTTGGTCATTCTCTGAAACTATTCACTCACGGTCTTATACCCATATTATTAGAAATATTTATAGTGACCCGAGTGTTGTATTTGATTCAATTGCTGACATCAGTGAAATTGTAGATTGTTCAAATGATATTACAAAATACTATGATGATTTGATTAAAGCTGTTGGAATATATCAATTATTAGGAGAAGGTAGTTGGACATGCATAAAGAGTTCGGATGCTGACCACACTGTTCCGTTATCTGTAACAAAGCGTGAGTTAAAGAAGAAAATATGGCTAGCATTGAACAGTGTTAATATTTTAGAAGGTGTTCGTTTTTATGTTTCATTTGCCTGTTCATGGGCATTCGCAGAACTTAAGAAGATGGAAGGCAACGCAAAGATTATCAAATTCATTGCTCGTGACGAGAATGTTCACCTTGCAAGTACACAGTATCTTTTGACGAGAGTGTTACCTAAGGAAGATCCGGAATTTGCTGAGATTGCTAAAGAATGTGAAGAAGAGGTAATACAAATGTTTGTGGACGCGGTTGAACAAGAAAAAGAATGGGCTGAATACTTATTTAAAGATGGTAGCATGATTGGATTAAATGCTCAGTTATTATGTGAATATATTGAATGGATTACTAGTAAAAGGATGCATTCAATTGGTTTAAAATGTCCATGGCATACATCTTTTGCAAATCCATTACCATGGACACAAAAATGGATTTCAGGAGCAGAAGTACAAGTTGCTCCACAAGAAACTGAGATATCATCATACATTATTGGCGGTGTCAACCAAGATGTAGATAATGATACATTTAAAGGCTTTACGTTGTAGATCACGAATGTGATTAATAAATACGAAATCGGGAGTATGTATATCTTTAATTTTAATAAGCGAGGAAAAACGTGAAAAATATTACAATGTATTCAAAAATAGACTGTGTTCAATGCGACCAAGCAAAAGAACTTTTTTCAAATTATGATGTAGAATTGAATGTAGAGTATGTCGGAGAGGACATAACTCGAGAGCAACTCTTAGACATAGTACCAAACGCCAGATCAGTACCACAAATCTTTATCGACGGTAAATATGTTGGTGGACTGGCAGAACTTAAAACCTATATTAAAGAAGGAGTATAATGTTATTAGAAGAAACATACAAAAGTGGTGATACTATTAGTATCAAACTTTCAAGCGGAGAGGAACTAGTTGCTAAATTAGATTCTGAAACTAAAGATTCGATGATCATTGAAAAACCAATGATTTTAATGGCAACACAGCAAGGCGCCGGTCTTGCTCCATTCATGTTTACTATAAGTCCAGATACAAAGGTGACTATTAGAAATAAGAATGTTATTTGTACTGTAAAAACTGCTAAAGACGCAGAGGACATGTATATCCAAAGCACCACTGGAATTCAACTCTAATGGCACAAGTTCACCGCGACGGAGATGGCAGATCATGTGGAGCATCCACAACAGTATCTGGCAATTCGTCTGTATTTGTTAATGAAAAGTTAGCAAGCGTACAAGGGGATCCTAATTCCCATGGTGGCGGTGAACTACATGCCAGTGTTAATCCAGGCACAGTGTTTGTTAATAATAAACCACTAGTGGTAACTGGATCTTCAGCAAGTTCAGATTCATCATGTCCAGAACCAGGCGGTGCACATTGTAACCCTACAAGTACTTCTGGATCACCAAATGTAAATGCGTTTGGTGGGTAGTCATGTCAGATATTGATAAAATAATAAATTCGGCAAATGGATATTTAGATTCAACTGTTGATATACCTTCGAGTTTATCATTTGATGATACTGGTACAGTAACTGCAACTACTAGTAGCTATAGTCTCCGAGAGATAATATGTGCACTGATGTCAGGTAGTGGCGTAAAATTGCCAAACTTTCAAATGTGCTTAGAGATTAATATAGGAAGATTAATTCCTATGATACCGATAGCACTCGGCGATTTAAGAAATGCTTTAATTGATGTACATATGGCGTTAGATGCGTTTATTGATCATACCGGTCTTGATAACGTGTTAAATAGAATGAATTCTCTAATATCAGAGTTCGCAGCTATAGCCAATATGATAGATTTTTGTGGAACACCAGTAAATCCTCGTCCTATACCAAATGTATTGCGTGATGCTAATCACAGTTTAACTGGCGGCGGCATGGATTTATTAAACACCCTTGGTGAAATATCATCACACAATATAGGTGGATGTATTGATATGTCTACTGGTAATTTCAATGCAAGTATATTTACGAGTGGAATCTTAGGACAGTTAGCTGCGAATATAGATGATTTGGCTAACTTGCCAGATAGTATTATGGATCAAATTACTCGAGATCTTCATAGAGTATCCGATGATATGCACGATATGATTCGTTCCGAGAATAATTTCAAAGGCACCGAAGATAACGGTGGGTCTACGTTTGCCCCGGTCAATGAAGAATCACATGATAGTGTTGGTGTATTATTAGATATTGATGGCATGTCCGTAGATGACGCAAGTAAAATGGCATCAAAACTACAAGGAGCATACGATCAGTTGAGTGGGTATTCTGTTGATGATGATGGAAATAATATATTTCATTATATGTTGAATCCAGAGTTATTGAATAAGTTACAAAATAAAGAAGATCCTTTTATAGCGTCTTCTGACAGGGTTGAGATATTAGATTATTGTGGCATGCCAACTGGTGAATTTGAACAGACACATCCAGCTACGGAGAGAGTAAGTACCGGATTGCCAGCAGAACGACCACTTCAGCCTGGTATTGAAGGGATAGAAGAAAGTGGGGTTACTGATGCTGTTACGGGGACAAGTACAAGTACTGACGGAACAGTAATATCAACATCTGATACTATCGATGGTGGATCATTTTAGTAAAATAACAAGGAGTATACAATGTCTCAAATTATATTAATTAAAAAGAGTTCAGTAGGGGATAATGTACCACCAGAATTATCATTAACACATGGTGAATTGGCCGTAAATACGTTTGATGGTAAATTATGGGTCGGAGATTTACAAGGTAGTCCAATATTATTGGTCAATGGACCAGAAAATATAGGTGCAACAGGACCACAAGGACCACAGGGCGAAACTGGTCTACAAGGACTACAAGGCAGGATTGGCGCTGATGGTGTCACTGGTACACAGGGCGAGATTGGCATACAAGGCGAAACTGGTCTACAAGGCGAAACTGGTCTACAAGGTATTATTGGCGCTGATGGTGCCACTGGTACACAGGGCGAGATTGGCATACAAGGCGAGATTGGCATACAAGGCGAAACTGGTCTACAAGGCGAAACTGGTCTACAAGGCGAAACTGGTCTACAAGGCGAAACTGGTCCGGTTGATTGGGTCGAGGTTGACTTACGAATAGGTGATTCAGCAGTTTCAACTGTAAGTATAGCACAGTTAGCTCTTGATGCTGAGGTTTCAGCGATTAATGTAACTTTCGCCGAACAATTAGAACAATTAAATGATAGATATACTAAATCAGAAACTGATATCAAGATTGTAGAATTAAGCCCTCCTGCTACTAAAGCGCATGTTGATTCATTGGGTATTGATGCAGATACATTAACGGGTACACCACTTGCAAGTGTTGCGTATGTTGATGCTAAAATAGCTGCATTGATCGGAGATGCTCCGGCAAGTATGGATACCCTCGCAGAGATTGGAGACGCCTTAGGCGATGATCCTAATTATGCTGCCAATTTAGATATTACATCTATGACCACCGCAGCTGCAATTATTGATTTACAAGATAGATATATAATTGAACACCCATGATCACGTATAAATACACACATATATTAAAGGAATAAGATATGCCAACAATTCAAGAAGCATTAGATGACTTAGTAAATAACACCACCTCATTAACGGTAACAGTCTCAGGTAGAATTACTGATATGGATGGTAAAATTGCATCGGCAGACGCTGCGAAGGTAGCTGCTGAAGCAGCTAAGGCTTTAGCAGAAATTGCAAAGAGTGGCGCCGAGACAGCTAACACAGATGCACAAACTGCCCAAACATTAGCTGAAAGTGCTAAAGATGCAGCTGAGGCTGCCCAGGGTATTGCAACAACTGCTAAGACAGATGCGTTACTAGCTAAAAGTGTTTCAGAATCTGCCAGGAATGCAGCATTAGTTGCTCAAGCAGGTGCTGCAACATCTGCAGCTAATGCAGCAACATCTGAAGCTAATGCAGCAACATCTGAAGCTAATGCTGCCGCGTCAGCCGTAGCTGCTGCTTTAGACAACGCTAATGCTGCGGTTACGGTAACAAATGCAATTACTGCGGTAATTGATACTGCTCCGGCAAACCTAGATACATTAAATGAATTAGCCGCAGCATTGGGTGATGACTCCAACTTTGCTACAACTATAACTACACAACTCGCAGAAGCGGCAACACTCGCTACTGCCAACGCGACAATTGCGAAAGACGAAGCAATAGACGCTGCTACTATTATTTCTACAGAAATGGCAATTAGCACACAGGCAGCAGCAGAAGCGACAGCCGCAGCAGGCGCAACGGCTAAAGCAGACGCCGCTCAAGCAGCAGCAGAAGCAACAGCTTCAGCAGACGCAACTACTAAAGCAGACTTAGCCCAGGCCGCAGCGGAAGCTGTTTCTTCGGCAGATGCAACAGAAAAGGTAACTGAAGTACAAACATCGCTATTATTAGAGATTGCCGGTAATGCAACAAGTATCAATACATTAAGTCAAGCAATTACAACTAATGATATTTCTTATGCTCAACAGTTTACTGAGTTGACGGCATCTTTACAATCAGCCGATGTAGTCAATACAGCAGCACTTGAAGCAGCGATTACGACAACCAATGAGGTAATTACAACTAATGATACTGCTTATGCTCAACAATTTACTGAGTTAGCTGCGACTATTGCAGTAGGCGATGTGACCAATACAGCAAGCATTACAGCAACGAATGAAACGATCACAACTAATGATGCTGTTTATGCTGCACAATTTAGTGATTTAACTTCATCAGTTGGTAGTAATACAGCAAGTATCAATACAACTAATGAAACGATTACAACTAATGATACAGCTTATGCTCAACAATTTAGTGATCTAGCTGTGACTATTGCAGTAGGCGATGTCGAGAATACAGCAAGCATCAATACAACTAATGCGGCAATTGCAACTAATGATACGGCATATGCTCTACAATTTAGTGATCTAACATCAAGTATAGGAACAAACACATCGGCAATTACAGCAACTAATGCGGTAATTGCAACTAATGATACTTCCTATGTACAACAATTTAGTGATTTAACTTCATCAGTTGGCAGTAATACAGCAAGCATTGCAGCAACTAATGAGGCAATTACAACTAATGATACGGCATATGCTCAACAGTTTACTGATTTAACATCAAGTAT